CTAATGTTCCAGCTGCTGATACGTGTAATCTTCCTTGCTCCGTCCAAATTACTTGGTCAGATGCCATAGCTTCTTCAGAACCTACTTGTCCTAAGAAACCTGAAATTGTTCTATTACCAAAAACCTCAGCTTCTCCTGCGATTAAATCTGGTAAATATTGTTGTGCCCATCCAGCTGTAGCTGTATCTGTAAAGTCGATATATGCTGATGAGACTGTTGCTTTTTTAGCCGATGGAGTTGCCGGGGCATTTCCAGTTGGGCTCATTGTTCCTGCTGCCATAATTTTTTATTTTTTTTATGTTTTGTTAATTTTAATTTATCGCCTTACGCGTAGACGTACTTTGTTATCATTAACCCCTCCAACAGCTCTTACTTTTACACCACCTTCAAATTTACCATGTTGCTTTCTACTACCCATGTCGATGTTTTTAGAATCAGCATTTCGCTTTTTAATAGCGTCGGCCTTACCCTGTTCATAGAAATGAGTTGCTAAAGCATCAGCATTCATTGCTGCGTAAATTGCCTTGTGGTAGCCTGCTGCGTCTTTAATAACGTTGTTTTTATCAAGGAACGTCCCGATAAAGCTACTTAAGTCAGCTTGGTTAGCTTTTGTTTTCTCAACATCTTTTAATTCTACCCTATAAGATTTATCACCAGCACTATATTCAAAACCTTTGAATTCGCTGTTAAATACCTTATCCGTCTCAGCTACAAACTTAGCGGATTGAATCTTAATTTGTTTTTCGTTGCTTTCGGAAGAAGCTCTATATTCACTATAGAAATTAACCGCTTCCTCTTGCTCTGTTGTTAGTTTTGAAGACCCTTTGATCTCCGCGTAATACTTGGACTTTAACCCGTCCATATGGGTTTTTGCTTTTGCTAACTCTTCTTTGAGAGCTATTTTAGTTTTTCTAATATCTTTTTCTTCGTCATACTCAGCGTCAAATGAGAAATCTTCTAATAATAAGTCAATGTCTTCTGTATCTAAGTGCGGCTTTGTAGATGCATAATAATCTTTAAGCCTCTGCATATCACTTAAAGTGCTATCGTCACTGTTTAGTTTAACGTAGTCAGTAAGACTCCCACCGGTTTCACTCATGAAATCCACTAGTTTTTGAAGATTTTCTGGAATCTCAGTTGCTGGAGGGATTTCTTCATCTAATTCCTCTATCACCTCTTCTTCTTCTTCTTGCTTATCTTCTTGCTTGTCTTCCTCGCGTACTTCTTCTTGTTCCTGCGTGGACCCAGCATCTTCAGCTTCAGCAGCACTTGCTCCGTCATCGTCAACGCTACTCTCTTCAGCTTCATTTTCTTCTGTTACTGGTTTGCTAAGATCAATCTTCGCTACAGAATCATCTCCCGCTGATTCAAATACTGTCTCTGTGTTTTGCGTAGCGTCTTCAGCTACGTTTTCTTCTTCTGTCATAATATAATATAATAATAATTAATAATTGTTTATTCTTTATTTAGGGTCAAATGCTCCTAAGTTAAAACCACCACCTAGTATATCATTACCCGCGGACTCAAACGATTTAGGTGGCTTACCTGTTTTTCTTTGGTCTATTAGCTCTGATTGTTGTGATGCTTGGATTTTTGTTCTTTCGTCTTTACGATCTTCTTTTGACGCGTCTCTTTGTTTTTTAGCTTCTACCTCAATCCCCCTTAGCTTCATGCCGTATTGGAATTCAAGTTCCATTAACTCTTTTTTACTCTCAACTTCTTGACGCATTTTTTGTGAATCTAATTGAGCTTTTAACTGTATCACTTGAGACTCACTAGCTGATTCAGCTTGTTTCTTTTGTACTTCTAGGTTAGCTGCAGCTTGTTGTGCTTGTATGTTGGCTTGAGACTGCGCTTGTATATTTTGCTGCTGTATTGCTTGGTCACGTTTTTGTTTTTTGATTTTCTTTACTTTAAGTAATCTATTTGCCCATCTTATACTGCGTACCTCTCTAATATCAATAGCATCGTCAAGTTCAATTAATTTTTGCGATAAAGCAATTTGAATATTATTTTCAAGCATTTGCTTTTCTTCTGCATCTGGTAGCAACTCTAAAGAGATACCCATATCATATAAATAAAGCTCTTTAATTTCTTCAAGAGTAGCTGTATTAAACCTACCAATTTGATCCGCTAAAGCCTCAGCGGTTTCAGAGTACTCAAGAACATCTGATATTCTAAGCGAAAGTAGTTTAGCTAAACCTAAAGTTATAAAACTACTACCTGTTAAGATATGTCTTGTCGCTACGTTTGAGTTAGCTGCAGCGAGTTTTTGCAAGCCAACTAGCGCATTAGAATCTGGAGTACTTCCGTCTCTAGCCTCATTAAGCCCAGTCACATCTCTAATCATACTTAAGTAGTAGTTGTATGTGTTTATAAGCGATTGAACTTTGTTTGCACCACTACCACTGCGTAGTTCTTGAATAGGTAGGCCAGGTTTCCCCATTCCAGGTTCGCTACCTTGTGATCTACCAATAACAGATCCAGTCTGGAAGAACATGTTTAAAGCTTCACTAGCATTATAGTTTGTGCCGTTACCAAGATCTATATCAGCCAAACTATCTACATCTAAGAATATTCCATCTGGAACAACCTTAGCTAAAACTTGTTGAATTTTTAAATGAGTTAGCTGAATCATATCAGCAAACCCAATTATTCTACTTACTAAAGACTCTATACTACCATTATACATACTTGGTGCTGTAATACAGTAATCCATTTGAACAAGATTGAAATCACTTTTAGTCCTTAACATATTTTTGGAAAGCTCCCACTTTAATATCTTGTTTGTACCAAGTATACTAACTCCTTCATACTTAACTTCTATACCTCTAGACAACTTACTAAAATTAGCATCTTTATCTTTAGGCGGGTTAAAAGAATCTTCTTTTTCTAATACTTTCTCAGCTCCAGTTGCAGTTTTCTTTAATTTATAAACCTCTTGACTAAACGTCTTGTAATTAAAATAAAGTACGGTAACCTTATTAGGGTCGTGATTAGTTATGTTACCTGTTACTTTAGAATTGTCTCCAGTCTTAATAATTTCATCAAGCTCCTCCATACTTAATTCTGGAAACTCACTAACCAGCTCGTTTATTGGTATTTGTTTTACTTCACCAACATAGTATATGTCTTTAAAATGCGGGTCTTCAGTGTAGGACCAAACTAAGTTAGCTGGGTCTACGTATTCAACTGTAGCACCTTTACTTTTTGAAAAACAAGCTTTAGCAGCTCCAATACCTATCTCAGTTATATCTCTAGTGAATCTAGGTTTTAGTAAATCTATATCACTACCATTTAACAATAGGTTAATCCCTGATATTTGAGCAAGCTCAACACTTAATTTAAAGTCAAGCTCAACGTGTAAGTCTAATTCTTCATCATTTTCCGGAAGTGTGTCTTCGTTATTCTCAAACATATCGATATTAAAGTTTTCTTTAACATCTTTTAACATATCTTTAGAAACCATATCCATTTGGAGTCCCTTAATATATTCCGTTCTTTTAGCAGTACCAATAGAATCTTGAGAGAAAGCGTTTATCTCGTAACCTCTATTCCCCATTCCATTTACTACTATATCAACGAACTTAGGTATAATTGGAATAGGTGTCCAATCAAGGTTTAAGTAAGATAAATCACCATTAACCGCTAATTCTTTTTTATATTTCTCTACGCTTTGTTCTCCCCTCGCATATAACCTACGCTTATGAAATAAGCTAGAGTTAGAAGCAAATCTAGAATTTGTACCGTTTGCAAACCACTCTTCCTCGATAGCTCGAGCTACTTTTAAACCATAAGCTAGAGAGTTTTTTTCTTCATCAAGTACTACTTGACTTGGGAAAGTGTTATTTCTAAGTGTGTCTGTCATGTTTTTCTAATTTTTGAAATTCCGCCACTATTGCTATAGGTAGCGATATTAATCTTAATTTTAGTTTTCTTTTTTAATTTCGTCGGTTTGTATCTGTGTTTGTTACATGCCATAATTGCCAATCCACTGCTTATAGCTGCATCAAACTTGGTTCTATTGTTAATATCAAATTTTGCCCAATCGTACAAAACGGAGTTAAAAAATAAGCTACCATAACTACCGTCTTCTCTAGTACCTAAGTTAGTATCAATATAAGACTCTATCGCAGCTGCGTGAGCCTGCTTCATATCTTCGCTTGAGTTTGGAACTCCTCCAATCTCTTTTTCTGTTATTGATAGGGAGTGCCAGTGTTTATCTGGTCTATTTATTGAGTAACCCCTATACCCTCTTCTTTTTAAATAGTAAAGCAATCTAGGCTTGTTATTCTCCGCAAGCATTGGCATACCATAAAATATCAAAGCCATTAGTACGTCTTCAAAAAATATCTCAGCAGTCGGTGGCCTGCATACATAGTCTAAGAAGAAATGGTTAGTTGGAACTATTAAATTATAAGTGGTTAAACCATGCAACGCTCCATTAGAACCGCTACCATCAACAGTTCCAGATATATCGTAACTATCACAACCAAAAGCTCCTAAGAGTTCGTTGCCTGGATATTTCTCTCCATTTTTTACAACTACATTGTTTTGTAGTGATACCTCAGGAATCCAAGACACGTTAAATCTACCATTCTTGTTCGGAACCCACGTAACTTTAGTATCTTTTATACCATGCTCCCACTCGAAATTACCTCTTGTAACCGTGGAGGTATTCGTATGGCCAGCGTTGTAATCTATTTGTTCATAGATTTTAGTTAAATTAAAAAGTGAGCCTTTAGTTTCATCTCTAAAAGCGTGATCAACAGTACGTGGAAATTGTCTATAATATTCGTTTAAACCATCTTGATCATCTTTTAAACCATCCACTTCGTTTTCCCAATAAGATATAACACCCTCGTCTATTATCTCACCGTCAGGACCATATACTTTTTCGGTTGGTGTATCAAAAACAGGCCAACCATACTCGTCTATAAAGCCTTCAAAATTCCACTCCATAGGTATAAACAAAGAATACAATCCAGATGCTGTTTGTCCGTTTTTATTTCGCTTGTTTACATCGCTCGCAAAAAACTGTTTCCTAAAGTTTTCTCCACCTCTATCAAGAGCATTTGAAGTAGAACCCATCATACACTTACCGGTTATCCTTTTACCTAGTCTTAAACAAGTTTTTGTAACTCTCCAGTTATCAAGCAGGTTGTTTGGCTTTTCCCACTTACCACTTTCATCGTGTACTAGTAACCTTAGCTTTTCACCATCATAACTATTGTTACCTGTGTTTTTCCAATCTATTGTTGTATCTAACCCTTTTCTTTCTTCTTTCTGCGACTTGTTGTCAAATTGCATTTTCTTTTTGGTTAGCTTACTAGCTGGTATCTTATAACTAAGTTCTGTTTTCGGTCTATCCATACCGTCTTGTACAGGTTTAAAGAAGAATGGATAACCAGCGCTTATTGGCACTACTTTATCTGTAAACATCTTCTTCGCATCTGGTCCAGTCTTAGATAGTATACCATATCTACTATCACTCGTAATTGTAGCTAAATTAACTAATTCGTTAGACGCTTGGAAAGAAAATCCAGAACGTCTGTTCTTAAGGTAACATATACCGTAACATCTATTGTCAGCCTTACAACCTTCCCAAAATAAGTGATATAATCTATTTGACTCACGGAAATCTGGGTGACCAATATCAGTTTTAGCCCATTGCAAATACATATAATTAGCTCCCGTTACATAAGTATCAACTCCTTTGTTTTTAAACCAAAAACCCTCTTCCCTACGCCTAAACTCCTCATCTATATATTCAACCCAGTGCTCCTTAAATGAATCTGGATAACTGTCCCACTCTATCACACTCTTTATTTTAGAAAGCTCCTTAGGGAGCTCTATAACGCTCCATTTTTGCTCTTTAGTAACACCACTCAAAGAGTGGACTTTCTTAGGAGCAAGAGGAAGGGCTATTCTAAAACCATATATCTCGTATATTTCACCTATTTTCCCAGTTTTAGATATAACAACAATATCATGCTCTTTGTCATACCCGTATTTCCACTTTCTAGTTCTGTTCATCCTAGATATAACTGTCTTCTTTATAGGTTCAACGATTTTGTATAAAGTTTGCTCGTACATTACTTAATGCGGCTTTCAGCAAAACCTTTAAACTTAGAGACCTTTGTTTCTAAAGCCTCACTTGGATTAAGTAATTCTTCTTCTTCTTGTATTCTACCAAGTATTTCAAATGCATCGAATATA